GGGTCTCCTCCGGCCGACCCCGGGCGAGGAAATCACCCTCCTCCTCGCCGAGGTCAACGGCGGCCTCATCTCCCTGAACGAAGCTCGCGACGTCCTCAACCTGCCCCCTGTCGAGACGGGCGACACTCTCCGCCTTCCGCCCGGGCAGCTCCCCCCGGTGGATCAACCGAGCCCGATGACCGTGGAGGCCGAGTGACCCTGACCCGATTCCAGACGGTTTTCCGGGCTGAGGTTGACGGCAACCGTCTCGTTGGCCATGCCTCCGTGTTCGGACAGATGGCTCCGATCGGCGGCGGCTACGAGCAGATGGCTTCCACGGCCTTCGACAGGGCGCTGAAGGACCCGCAGACCGACGTGCGCGCCCTGGTCAATCACAACCCGACCATGGTCCTCGGTCGCCAGTCGGCCGGAACCCTGCGTCTGGCCACCGACAAAGAGGGATTGCGATTCGAGGTGGACCTCCCTGACACGTCCTACGCCAGTGACCTACGGGCTTTGGTAGCCCGGGGAGACGTGACTGGCGCTTCTTTCGGGTTCGTGCCAGACGAGGATGAGTACTCCAAGGCCCCAGACGGCAAGCAGATTCGCACCCATACCTCCGTAGCTCAGCTTGTTGACGTGAGCCCTGTCACCTGGCCTGCGTACGAAGGGGCCTCCGTGGCACTCCGACACTTCGTCTTCTCTACCAATCAGCGCAGTCAGCTCATCCAGGCCCGACACCGGGCTCTCATCCGCCCGGGGAGGGCACAGACATGACCGTTGAGGAAATCCTCGCCGCTCTGCAGGCGATCATCGATGAGGCAGGGGCCGAGCCCTTGTCCGAAGAGCAGTCTGAGCGGTACGAGCAGCTTGAGGTTCAGCTCGCTACGGCGCGTAAGGACCTGGAGATTCGCAACCGCAACAACGCCTACAACACTCCTCGTCGGACTGACCTTCACGTCCACACTGGCACGAAGAAGGAAGACGACACGATCGACCGGGCCTTCAACCACTACCTCCGTACCGGCATCGTCAATCAGGACATGATGGAACTGCGTGCCCAGAGCGTGGGCACCGACACGGCCGGTGGGTTCACTGTGCCGGACGTCTTCCGCCAGAAGCTCGTAGACCGCATGAAGGACTACGCCGGCATCGCCAACGAGGTCGAGGTCATTACGACCTCCGGTGGCGAGCCCATGCGCTTCCCGACCCTGGACGACACGGCCAACCTCGGCGTCATCGCCGCTGAAGGTACGGCCCCTGCATCCGGTGGCGCCGACATGGTGTTCGGCGAAATCACTCTGGGGGCGTTCAAGTACGTGGCGCCGGGCGCCGGCAACCTGCCTCTCCGGGTGAGCGTGGAGCTGCTTCAGGACAGCGCCTTCGACATCGAGGCTCTCGTGGCCCGGAAGCTCGGCGAGCGCATTGCCCGTCGCCAGGCCAACCACTGGGTGACCGGTAACGGCACCACGGAGCCTTTCGGGATCGACACCTCGTCCGGACCGTCCGAAGTCTTCACGGCCGTCGCGCCGGACAAGGATGATTTCATCAACGCTCTCCACGACGTTGACCCCGCCTACCGGGGCCCCAATGCCGTGTGGGCCTTCAACGACGCGACGCTGGCGATCGTTGAGAAGATGGAGGACACCACCGGCCGCCCGCTTCTCCAGCCGTACGCTTCCGCCGGGATCGACAGCAACATCTCGGCCGGACGCACCCTGCTCGGTCACCGGGTGGTCATCGATCAGGCCTTCCCGACCTACACGGATGGCGTCGCGCAGACGTTCGGCGTCTTCGGTGACCTTCGTGAGGGCTACGTCATCCGCCGGGTGCGCGACCTCACCCTCATCGTGAACCCGTTCTCCCGGGCGAACGAGGGTCAGGTCGAGTACGTGCTGTGGGCTAGGGCTGACGGCAACGTCCAGAACCCGAACGCCTTCACCACCCTCGAAAACGCCGTCTAGGGGAGGCAGGGATGAGGGTTGACCCCAGAGACCTGCAGGTGCGTATCGAGGCCTTAGAGAAGCGTCTAGGGGCCTTAGAGCGCAAGCTGGCCTCTCAGGCCAAGGCAAAGAAGGAGTCATGACCATCGAGAGAGCCATCGTTGTCGTCATCCTGGTGCTGCTGGCCGTGTGGCTGGTAGAGCGAATCGGATGATGAATCCAGCGCAGCCAACGGAAACCCAAACGCTGCAGGCCGGAGAGGCTCAGCCTCAAGAGGTCATCCAGCAGCAGGTTACGAATCAGGACTACTACGTGCTCCGCATAGCGGTGTACGGGTTGATCCTGGCCGTGTTGGTCGCGCTGGTAGCGGTGAGCCTCCTGGCATGGCTCGAAAAGCCGCTGCCCGATGGTGTCATGGCGGTGGGATCGGCAGGGGTGGGCGCGCTGGCAACGATGCTGGTGCGTCCACCTACGTCGAAGGGGAGCTGACCGATGCCCTGGCAGCCGGACTACGCCACACTCGCCGAACTCAAGAGCGACCTTCGGATTCCGGACGCCACGGACGACGCGGAATTGGCCTTCGCCATCACGGCCGCCAGCAGGGCCGTTGATCAGGCGACGAACAGGCAGTTCGGTCAGGTCTCCCCCGTCCAGGCCCGTATCTACACGGCCCGTTGGGATAAGTCCTTCTGCCGATGGATCATCGACACGGATGACATCTCCAGCGCGACGGGCCTCCTGATCAACATTGACGACGACGATGACCAGGTGTTCGACAAGCCTGTGGACAACTTCCGGCTCATTCCCGTCAACGAGGACGAGAAGAGCCGGCCCTGGACGGGCATCCTTGTCAACCCGGACAGCACCAACCTCCCGAGCCGGACGCGCGACGCTGTCCAGGTGACCGCTCTTTGGGGATGGGCCGCCGTACCTGGCACCATCAAGGCGGCGACCATCCGACAGGCCGCCCGGTTCTTCTACCGCCGCGAGGCTCCGTTCGGGGTGGCCGGCAGCCCGACCACCGGCTCGGAGATGCGTCTGCTGGATCGGGTGGACCCTGACGTCGCTGTGATGGTCCGGCCGTACGTGCGGCCCTGGGGGGCCGTCTGATGGCACGGATCATTGACCAAGTGGTCATGTGCGTTGACAGGCTGGACACTATCGAATCCGACCTGGACGCCGTCAACGCCTCTCTAAGCCTTCTGCAGTCGAATGTGGGCTCGGGTACCAACGTGACCCTGAATTCGATTCTGACGGCCATACAGGGCCTTCAGACGACACTCACGGCTATGGCGGGTTCCCTGACCACCATTTCGAGTTCCCTCGACACGACGAACACGAAGCTGAACGGTGGTTTGCCGGCAGCTCTGATCAACGGCAAGCTCTCAGTTACCGGACTCCTCTGATGATCCTCTCCAGCGTCATGCAGGAACTTGCAGACCGGCTGGACACCATCACTGGCCTGAGAGTGTCCGCCTTCCCTGCGGACAACATCGCCGCACCGGCGGCCGTCGTGGGCTACCCGGAGAGCCTGACCTTCGACGTGACCATGGGCCGCGGGGTCGACATGATGACCGTGCCGATCTTCCTCCTGGTCGGTCGCGTCACGGACCGCACGTCGCGCGACAAGCTCGGGGCCTACTGCGACGGCTCGGGGGCCAGCAGCATCAAGGCCAAGCTGGCCACCCAGGGATACACGGCCATGAGCAGCGTGAGGGTTGCCAGCGTAGAATTCACGGTAGTGGCGGTCGCGGGTATCGACTACCTGACGGCTGTGTTCACAACGATGGTCTACGGGCCAGGAGGCTAGTGCCATGGCAGTCACCACTCTGGGAACGGACGCGGTATTCCTTCTGAACGCCGTGGACATCTCCCAATACGTCGACACCCTCACCCACACGGAGTCTGCCGACTCCTTGGACATCACGACGTTCGGAAACGATGGCCACCGGAAGCGGGGTGGCCTCACGGACGGTTCCATCGCCCTGGGTGGCGTGTACGACACCTCGGTGGGTGGCCCCCATGACGTCGTGAAGCCGCTGCTCGGCACCGTGGTGGCCTTCGCCTGGCGCCCCGAGGGTACGGGCTCCGGTAAGCCGGCAGCCACTGGCAGCGTCCTCGTCCAGAACTACGTCGAGTCCTCGCCGGTCGCTGACATCGTCCGCTGGACCGTGGCCCTGGAAATCGACGGCGACGTCACGGACGCCAATCAAGCGTGATGGACAAGGAGCTGTTCCTCAAGGCCTCCCTACCGGAAGGCTCCGTGGACATCCCGGGCGCCGGCACGGTCCGGGTGCGCGGCCTGACCCGCATGGAGGTCCTCGGCCTCGAACCGCTACAGAAGGACGTCGGTGCGCTGGAACGTCGCATCATTCTGCTTGGGATGGTTGACCCGTCATTGGACGAAGGAGATGTTGCTGCGTGGTATGCGGCGGCTCCGGCGGGGCACACCGACCTGATCGTGAACGAAGTGAGCCGGCTCTCCGGCATGTCTGAAGGCAGTCCCAAAAGAGCAGTACCTGGCGTTCGAAAGCAATCAGGAGCTTGAGATGGAGTATTACGTCGCGGAGCAGCTCGGCCTGACGGTCGGTCAGCTCAACGCGACGGTCTCCAACATCGAGTTCACACGCTGGTGCATCTACTTCGCCCGTAAGGGCCAGCGGAAGCAGCTCGGATGATCGAACCCGTCGAGGTCGAGGGGTTCTCCCAATGGCAGCAGTCGCTGGACCGCTTCAGCTCCCAGGCCGACGAGAAGATCGCCCGCATGTTGGCCATGGCCGCCGAGACCGTGGCTGACGATGCTCAGCGGTTGGTCCCCAGAGGGTCCTCAGGGGCCGCTAGGGCCTCTCTGAAGGTGGTCGGGCCACTGGTCACCGCAGGAGGCCCCAAGGTCCCTTATTTCGGCTGGCTGGAGTTCGGCGGGCGAGTAGGCCGCCGGGGAAGCGTCCGCCGAACGTTTGTCCCCGGCGGCCGTTACATCTGGCCCCAGTGGATGAGGCAGAGAACGGATATTCTGACGGCCATGGAGAACGGACTCACAGACCTCGCACGAGAGAGCGGTCTCTGACATGGCCGGCAAGGGCACCGTCAATCTCGAATTCACAGGCGACGACTCTCAACTTCAGCGCACCTTTGACGACGTCGGTTCCGGGGCGAAGGACATGGCTCGGGACGTTGGCTCCGCCTCCAGGCGCATGGCCGACGATGCCGGCAAGGGCTCGAAGGACATCGCCGGCGCGGTGGACGCTTCCGAGGGCAAGTTCCGGGGCCTCGGGGATGTGATCGGGGGTACCGGCGATGTCATGGACGGGTTCCGGACAGGGAACGTCGCGCAGATGGCCATGGGCTTCGCCGATCTGGCGGGCGGGATGGCTTCCCTGGTCATACCGGCTATTCAAGCAATGCGTACGGCTCTCCTTTCCGGCCTGGCGCCGGCCCTGACGGCCATCTCCGCTCATCCGTTCATCGCAGCCATCATCGGAGCCGGTGCGATCATCGTGGCGCTCGTAGTCCTGGAGAAGAAGTTCGGAATCGTCTCGAAGGCCGTCGACTTCGTCAAGGACGCACTCACGAGCCTCTGGGACTTCTTCAAGACGATCCCCGAGAAGCTGATGTCCGTGGCCGGCGCAATCAAGGACGCCGTCCTGTGGCCCTACAAG